CAGGTGATGCAGGTCGTTCAGAGGCTGTGTCTCTACTAGTAATAGACGAGGCTGCATTCATCGATAATATTGAAACTATATTCACTGCAGCTCAACAAACCCTGGCAACAGGTGGTGGTTGTATTGCACTATCGACGCCTAATGGTGTTGGTAACTGGTTTCATAAGACTTATGTCCTAGCACAAGAGCAGAAGAACAAATTTCTGCCTATTTCACTGCCTTGGACAGTGCACCCAGAACGCGATCAGAAGTGGAGAGACGAGCAGGAGATCACACTAGGTAAACGTAACGCAGCACAAGAGTGCGATTGTAACTTCTCAACATCAGGTAACACAGTTATCGATCCAGAGATCCTCACGTGGTACGAAGAGACTATGATTTGTGATCCTCTAGAGCGCAGAGGAGTTGATAAAGCACTTTGGATCTGGGAATATCCTGATCCTATGAAGTATTATGCAGTAGTAGCTGACGTCGCTCGAGGCGATGGCAACGACTTCTCAGCATTTCATGTCATTGATGTGGAAAATGTGCTACAAGTAGCTGAATTTAAGGCACAAATTGACACTAGAGAGTACGCTAACATGTTGCTCTCTATCTCATCGGAATATAACAATGCTCTGCTAGTAGTTGAGAACGCTAACATCGGTTGGGATGTCATCCAAACCATTGTGGAGCGAGGCTACACTAACATACATTATAGCTGGAAGAACGATCAACAGCAAGATTTTAGCTCTTATGTTAATCGCATCAACTCAGGCACAGGTGCTGTACCAGGATTCTCTATGACAGAGAAGACTAGACCACTTGCTGTCGAGAAAATGCGCAACTTTGTTGAGAATAAACTAGCAAATATTAAGTCTGTGAGGTTACTTGACGAGCTCAGAGTCTTCATTTGGAAGAACGGTAAAGCTCAAGCTATGCAGTCATATAATGACGACTTAGTGATGTCATTCTGTATCGCTATGTTTTTAAGAGAGACATCGCTGAGATATAAAACGACAGCAGATAATCTCACTTATGCTGCGCTGAACAACTTCACTAGAACTCAAGATACTACAGTAACATATAACGCAAATAATAAATTCAATCAAAATCCCTGGGTAATGCCTGTAGCAAATCCTCAAGGACAACAAACGGAAGATTTAACCTGGCTTTTAGGCTAATATTATGGCAGAGCAACCAAAAAAACAAGAGAACCTATTTTCCACGCTGAGGAGATTATTCTCAACAGATGTCATCATTCGTAATGAAGGCGGAGATCAACTCCGAGTCATCGATCCAGATGCAATTCAGCGAAACGGCGTCATTCAGACTAACTCTCTAATTGACAGGTTTAATAAAGTTTACACTACATCAACAGCTTATGGTGTTAACCTTAACTTAGCACAAAACTATCAGTCAGCTCGCGTACAGATTTACGCAGACTACGATGCAATGGACACAGATGCTATCTGTTGCTCTGCATTGGATATCGTATCTGATGAATGTACACTTAAAAATGAGCAAGGTGAAGTGCTTCAGATCAGATCATCTGATGAGAACATACAGAAGTTACTTTACAACCTATTCTATTCAGTGCTTAACATTGAATTCAACCTCTGGTCTTGGGTTCGTAACATGTGTAAGTATGGCGACTTCTATCTCAAGCTAGAGATCGCAGAGAAATATGGCGTTTACAATGTCATACCATTTTCAGCTTACAACATTATTCGTGAAGAGGGATACAATCCAAACAATCCTCAAGAGGTTCGCTTTAAATACGATCCTAACGCTACACTAGCCTCATCAACTGGTTATAGCTCAACACAAAATCGCGACACTGGAGTCTACTTCGACAACTTTGAGATGGCGCATTTTCGCCTGACTGGCGATGTGAACTACTTGCCTTATGGCCGTTCCTATTTGGAGCCTGCTCGCAAGCTGTTTAAGCAGTATGTGCTCATTGAAGATGCTATGTTGATTCACCGTATTGTGCGTGCTCCTGAGCGTAGGATATTCTATGTGAATGTCGGTGCGATACCTCCTGGTGAAGTAGACAACTACATGCAGCGCATGATCCAAAAGATGAAGAAAACTCCTCTGATGGATCCTAACACAGGTAACTATAATCTCAAATATAATCAGCAGAACTTGCTTGAAGACTTCTTCATCCCTGTTCGTGGTAACGACACATCTACCAAGATCGATACAGCTAAAGGTCTTGACTATAATGGCATAGAAGATGTGGCCTATTTCAGAGAAAAGCTCTTTGCAGCTCTCAAGATACCCAAAGCGTTCATGGGCTATGAAAAAGACTTGACTGGTAAAGCGACACTAGCAGCTGAAGACATTCGTTTTGCTCGCACTATTGAGCGTTTACAGCGTATTATTGTATCAGAATTGACTAAGATTGCCCTTGTTCACTTGTATGCACATGGTTACACAAACGAATCAGCTGCAAACTTTACACTATCGCTTACAAATCCGTCTATCATATATGACCAAGAAAGAATTGCTCTCTTCAAAGAGAAAATCGATCTTGCTAAACAAGCTATGGAAGGTTCACTTCTACCTCTTGAATTCATCTACGACAAAATCTTCCACTTCTCCGAAGACCAGTACGCAGAACTCGAAGACATGATCCTTGAGGACAAGAAAAGATCATTCAGATACAAGCAGGTCGAGGAAGAGGGTAATGACCCTGCAGAATCAGGTCAGGCATACGGCACACCTCACCAGATTGCTTCTCTATACGGAGGCAAAGAGGACATTCTTAATGTGCCACAAGGCTATGATGAGAAGAAACCAGGCAGACCTAAGACATTCGCCTCTATTTCAGGCACTGATAAATCAGCCTTTGGTCGCGATCCTGTAGCACCTGCATACAAAAAGAACGCTGAAACAGGTGAGGATTCATATAAGGTGGCATTTAAGGACGACAGTCCTTTAGCTCTTGAGAGCACCATGGGAGAATACCTAAAGAACAAAACTGCTCTAGATAAAATGTTCGCTAAGTCTAGAAAAGTTCAATTATTCGAGGAACCAGATCTTATGAGTGATGCCAATATTAAGGAGCATTTAGACTAATAAATAGGTAATATTTAGATATTTATTGAAAGTGGATCTGTAACAAAAACTATGGCCATAAAACACTCAAAATATCGCAATACCGGTATTTTATTTGAACTTCTAGTTCGACAAACGACTTCTGATTTAATCAATAATCAGGACTCTAAAGCTGTCAAGATACTTAAAAAGTATTTTATTAATACAGAATTAGGCAAAGAATATGGCCTTTACAGCACCTTTTCTGGTAGCCAAAAGCTAACAGAAGCTAAGGCTGAAATGCTCATTTCCACTATTTTAGAGCAGTACAGGAAGCTAGATCTAGAGAAGATTAATAAGCTAAAGTACAATCTCATTAAAGAGATTAAACAGGCTTACGATCTAGACAATTTCTTCAAGGCAAAAGTGGATAACTACAAGCCTTTTGCTTCTATTTATACTCTTTTTGAGTCTCAAAACTCTAAAACCGTTGATACCAAGCAAGTACTACTTAACAAGATCACTCTTCTAGAGCATCTTACTGGAGTTAACGCTGATAATCAGAAGGCTCCTCAGTCACTTGTTGAAGAATTCATGAAAGAGGACAAGGAAATCAGGCTATTAGCCTACAAAATCCTTGTTGAGAAGTTCAACGACAAGTACAAGAACTTTTCTGACAGACAGAAAGGTATCCTTAAAGAGTACATTAATAACGTATCAGATACCAAGAACCTCAAGGACTATCTCAATAGCCAACTTGAGTCAATAAAGCAAGAATTAACCGAGCTTAAAGCGGCCACAAAAGATCAGGTTGTGAAAATCAAACTCGAAGAAGTGATCAAGTTCATCAAGCCTATTAAAGAAGGACACACAATTAAAGATGAAGTTATCACAGGTATTCTTCAGTACTGCGATCTTATTGAGGAACTTAAAAAGCAGGGATAATGAAGCAATTCAACACTCAGTTTGCGACACAGAAACTAAGAGAGACTCTCAATGAAGTAAAATTCACTATAGATGATAGTGATCTCTACGGTGCTGTAATGGACAGATACATGAGAGGCGCATCAGTTCAGGACATGCTCATTAAAGATGAAGGTGATTATTTAGAAACAGACGAGGAGACATTTCAAGGCGTACAAGCCATAGCAATGGATCTAGACAAAGTAGATGCACTTGTCAGACTTGACAGTATGAAAGAGACCTCTGCCACAGGTGCAGGAGCAAATTTTGTGCCTGGAACTGGTGAGCAGTTGGCAACTCCTAAGGCTTTTAAAAAGACAGATGAGCAAAAAGATGTCGAGCCTAAATTAGCTGCTGGTAAAGCAAAGGTATATATGAAAGACAAGTGGGACTGGAAAGAAGCTCCTTCAATTCCTAACAGGCCATCAAAAGGTGGATTCATTTATAAGCAGATATTTGAAGGCGAGCAACTTGACGAAAACTACTCTCGTTTCAAGAAAGAAACTAAGACTCGCACCAACGAACAGCAGCTCCACGCTGCAATGCGTTTGGCAGAGAAGAAGATTCACGAAGCCAACAGGATCCTTGAGTACACAGTTCAACTGAGAACTGAACTCAACGAGACAAAGGTAAACAAGAACACCCAGAAACTCATGGAGAAAATCACCAGAGGCATAGCTGAGGCATATGGTAAAATGAAAAAATTGAAATGATATGAAACCATTCAACTTCAATAAGTACATCAAGAATAATCCCCTTCTAAAGGAACTCTCTCCAGATACTTTTAAAAGTGCTATAAATAAATCAAAAGAGAGAGGCACAGATAGAAGAACTGAGAGGTTTGGTAGACTTTTTTTTAATGAATTTATAGGCAAACCTCTTCTTGGAGGCACTATAAAAGACATATATACATCTAGTCCTCAACAAGGAAACTATGCTGATGTAATTATACAAGTTGAAAAACCAACAAAAGAAAATCCTGAAAAAATGGATGAAGTCTTTATTTACTACGATATACAAAAAGACGATTATGGTCTGGAAAATAAACAAATCCCAGTGTCAGACGCTAGACAGCTTTCTTTAATAGCAAAAAAGATAAATCCTGACACTAAATATAAGAATCACACAGCGACTTTTAATATACAAGGAAACTAATAAATGGCAAAGACCAAAACAAATAAAAAGGCCGGTATGAACGTCGGTAAGATTAGTTTCGGTAAAAGGCGCACAGGAGTGCCAAAAAAGAAATGGGGACCTAAGGAAGAGAAGCCAAAGGCATACAAAGGACAAGGAAGATAGATATTTATTAGCATGACAACACTAGAATTATATCGCAAGCACAAAAAAGGTGAAATCGGCCGCGACCGTTTCCTTTACGAGGTTCGCAGGGACAACAACCTGCCATGGGTAACAAACACCACATCCTACGATGATGCTGTGAAAATCCTCAAGAACAAAGGTATAATCAGAGAGGCTCAGTTTGAGCCACAAAATATTCCTACAGATCCTCTCGTGGATCGTGTTAATCCCTACGCTCTGAAAAGAGAAGTAGAGAAGTTGTTGGCTAAAGAGACTGAGTTGACTAACGATTCTTATAAATTAGCTCTTAATAAAGCTGCTAAGAAATTGACTACTCCTGAGGCCGTTAAAAAAGCAATGTTTGCTAATGCTGAATCGGTAGAGAAGGCAGATGCGAAACTTAAGACTCAACCTGTTAAAAAGAATAATCTCAAAGATAAGGCCAACGAGATGAAGAAGGCTAAAGGCCAAGCAATGCCTAAAGCCACTGCAGCTCCTACAAAAGAGAACAAGAAGGCTAAGAAGCCGAAAGGAGTTGAGGTCATGAAGGACAAAGGAGTAGAAGGTAGCGAGAAAGTGCTCAGAGAAACAGCACTTGCAGAGCTCCAGTCTTTTTTAAAAAAAAAGCTTAATCTAAGCGAAGACGTACACTACGAATATCATGTAGGTTCAGAAGTTCATCTGCCTGAAGGTGGCACTGGTAAGATCATTGAGATCACCGGTGGCACATGCACCGTTGAAGTAGCTGACGGTAGTCACAGAGATATCCAAATGAATGTGCTTGGCCATGCCAAGAAAAAGGCAATGGAAGCTAATGAGCATCCTGCTATGGCCGAAAAAAATGAGAATTATGAAACTGGTATGAAATTAGCTAATAAGCTAGTTGATGCCATTGAAATGTATAATTCGCTCTCTGATGAAGAAAAAGAGGCTGAAGCCAAGCGTTTAGGTGTTGATGTTCTAGCTAAATTAAAAGCAGCTCACGACGATATCATGAATAGGATTCACGACGAGTCTAATTATCCTGCGCAAGAGGAAGAAATGGACGAAGCAGTAGATGCAGTCACAGGAATTAATCCAAATACTGGAGAACGCACAACTTTGGGAGTATTTAAAGCAGGTCAAGGCAGAAAAATAGCCCAAGATTTTAAATCTAAAGGAGCCACTTCAGTTCAAGTAAATGCAATTTCTTAATATGTCCAAGCAACTACTCATAGAATACCAAGCCTTTCAACCTCTGCAACAGTCACTGACTGAAGCAAAGCGTCTTGCTAATGGCAACATGATTGTGTCCGGCTTGGTACAAGCTTGTGACAAACCAAATGCTAATAAGAGGATTTATCCTTATGAGATTCTAAGAGAGCAAGTTGAGAAATACTTGTTAGGACCTATAAAAGAGAACAGAGCTCTAGGCGAGTTAGATCATCCAGAGTCTTCTGTAATCAACTTAAAGAACGTGTCTCATAATATTCTGAGATTGTGGTGGGATGGCAAAGACCTCTATGGTGACATTGAAATTCTGCCTACACCATCAGGTAATATCTTAAGAGAGTTGTTTAAAAACAACATCACTGTGGGAATTTCATCCCGCGCTATGGGATCTGTAAAGCCTATCGGCGAAGGTCTTGTACAAGTCGAAGACGATCTTGATCTCATTTGCTGGGACTTCGTATCCACACCATCAACTTATGGTGCTTATGTGCGTCCAGTTGGCGGATTAAGAGAGGGTTTAGATATGACTATAGGTAAGCCTACAAACAAGATTAATCAGTTAATATCTGATATTATCTGCTCTCAATCAGGAGTTTGCTGCCTCAGCAAATAATTTTAGTAAATACTTATTTTTCGATCTACACTAGATATTTATGGTATATGTGTCACCAATCTAATGTGACACTACGTAAATAAATCTTATATTGCCTCGAATCTAATAGGCAATCAAATCATCAAAATAAAAAACGATGAGCAATCTTTATCAAGATGCTATTCTTGATGCTAAAGCACTAAGAGCTTCTGCTATTGCTAACGCAAAGGCAGCACTCGAGGAGGCTTTCGAACCTAAGATTCAAGAGATGCTTCGCGCTAAACTTTCTGAAGAGGAAGTTAGTGAAATCGCTGAAGCTGAAGAAATCGAAGAGGTTAAGCATGAAGAAAAAGACATCAAAGAAGAGGTCGCAGTTGAGGAGGCTACTGAGGTAGCTGAGTCTACTGAGATCAACGAGCAAGAGCTGGATGAAATCCTTGCTCAGCTTGAAGAGCTCGACCGTGTTGAAGAGGCTAAAGTAGAAGAGACCGAAACCATCTCAGAAGAAAAAGAAGAGATGGAAGAGGCTAAAGATGCTGAGGCTGATCACATGGAAGAAGCTAAAAAAGATGAAGAGGAAGAAGGCGAAGAGGAAGAAGCTGAAGAAGGTGAAGAAGAGGCTGGCGAGGAAGGCGAAGCTCCTGAAGCAGAAGAAGAAGAAGTAGTAGATGATGAGACTAAGGTGATTGATATCACTCTTGGTGATCTGAAGCAAGTACTTCAATCTGTGATGGGTGCACAAGCTGATCTTGGTATGCCTGCTGAAGAGCCTACTGCAGATTCTGAGGCTGAAGCTGAGATTTCTCTTGACGAGATTCTCGACGAGTTAGAAGCTGAAGGAGCTCAAGACATCGGCCATTACGATGCCGCTGATGTACAAGCTGCTGATCTTCAACACGCTGAAGATTTCGGAATGCAGGAAAAGAAGGAGATGGAAATGGAAGCTAAAGGAGTTGAAAAAGAGCTTAAAGAAGCCAAAGCAACTATCGAAGCTATGCGTAAAGATCTCCAGGAGGTTAACCTGCTTAATGCAAAATACCTCTACATGAACAAGTTGTTTAAGTCTAAGTCGCTAACTGAATCCCAAAAGATGAAAGTAATCAACGCTCTTGATCGCGCTGCTTCTGTAGCTGAGGTTAAGAATGCTTACGAGACCTTGAAGGAGTCTTTCGAGACTAAGAAGCAAACAATTAAGGAATCAATCGGTTTTGCTTCGAAGCCCGCTGGTGTGGCTCCGAAGGCCAATATTGTGGAGGCTGACCAGTTCATCTCCCGTTGGCAGAAACTCGCCGGTATTAACAAATAACAAAACCAAACAAAACAATGTCAAACTTAGTTAATTCTCTGTTGACTGAATCCGCTACCACAGCATTCTCTGACCAACATGGTGTTGCTCAGCGTCTTGCTAAGAAGTGGGCTAAGTCTGGCCTGCTTGAGGGCCTCCAGGATTACGACCAAAACAACATGGCCGTTATCCTCGAAAACCAAGCAAAACAACTCGTAGTTGAGTCTTCTCAAACTGCTGGTAACTACACTCCTGGTCAAGCTGGTGGTGCTACTTTCACTCCTGGTGTTGGTGAGCAGTGGGCTGGCGTAGCTCTTCCTCTGGTGCGTAAGATCTTCGGTCAGATCGCATCTAAAGAGTTCGTTTCAGTTCAACCTATGAACTTGCCTGCAGGTCTGGTGTTCTATTTGGATTTCCAATATGGTGACACTAAGCAGCCTTTCACAGCTACTAACTCTATCTATGGTACGCCTTCTGCTAACTTTGGTAACCAAGCTGCTGGTGCTCTTTATGGCGCTGGTCGTTTCGGTTATTCCCTGAACCAGTTTAGCGCTTCTATCAGTGCATCAAATGCTACATCAGCTTCTGCAACATGGGCTGAATTGAACTTTGATGCGAACTACTCTGCTTCAGCAGCTGCATCTACAGTTACAAAAATTACTGTAACTACTTCTTCTTTGTCTGGTAGTGCTAATCTTGATGGAGTACGTGCATTTATCGTAGCTTCTGGTTCTACTTTGTTAGCTGGAGATAACTTGCAACAGTTCACAGAAGTTTCTGCTTCTGCAGCTGGTGTATATGTTAACTTCTACGTTAACAAAGCCCTTCGTGCGTTCAGTAACAACGATACTTATGTTGTTTATTACAACAAAGCTACTGATTTCAACGCGCGTGGTGATTTCGAAGATCGTTCAGGTCTTCCTTCAGTTCCTAACGCTGCTTCAGCTACATCTATCGTTATCCCTGAGATCAACGTACAGATGAAGTCACAGACCATCTCTGCCAAGACACGTAAGTTGAAGGCACAGTGGACTCCTGAATTTGCTCAGGACCTGAATGCATACCACTCTTTGGATGCAGAAGCTGAATTGACTGGCTTGCTTTCTGAGTACATCTCTCTTGAGATCGACCTCGAAGTGCTTGACATGCTGATTCAGAATGCTCCTACCATTGAGTACTGGTCTGCAAAAGTTGGTAACCAAATCAATACTACCAACACAGCGTTTACCGCTAATACAGCTGGAGTGTACTACACTCAGATGAGCTGGTTCCAAACTCTGGGTATCAAACTTCAGAAAGTTTCTAACATCATTCACCAGCGCACGCTGCGTGGTGGTGCAAACTTCCTCGTTTGCTCTCCTACAGTTGCTACAGTACTTGAGTCCATCCCTGGATTCGCTGCTGATACTGATGGTGCAGCTGACACAATGAAGTATGCTTTCGGCGTACAGAAGATTGGTCAGTTGAACAGCCGTTACAAGGTTTACAAAAACCCTTACATGACAGAGAACGTGATTCTGCTCGGTTTCCGTGGCAATCAGTTCCTCGAGTGTGGCGCTGTTTACTCACCTTACGTACCGCTCATCATGACGCCTTTGGTGTACGATCCTAATACCTTCACTCCACGTAAAGGTATCATGACTCGCTACGCCATGACTATGGTTCGTCCTGAATTCTACGGTCTCGTAGTAGTAGCTGATCTGAATGTGGTTTAATAGCCGCTTAGGATAGCTAAAAATAAAAGGGGCCCCTATTTTGGGGCCCTTTTTTTATTTAGTCTAGTCTAGATATTTATTTAGGAAGGTAAACTCATTATAAATGGCTTCAACAGCAACAACACCTATATGGGACGGCACCGCGGGAACTATTTCTGGATCAACCCCTTTTGGTTTCTATGATTCAGATGCACTTTTTCAATTAGATGGTCCTAAAGTAGCTAACTATTGTGCTAAGAAATTAGGTTGGCCAATAATGGAAGTGGAATTGCAATCAGGATCTTTTTATGCCTGCTTTGAAGAGGCCGTTTCTGTTTATGCTGAAGAAGTTTATCAATCAAAAATAAAAGATAACTACCTCAGTCTTGAGGGTTCTCCTACTGGTTCACCTTTAAATAACACAGTAGTAGTACCTAGTTTGAACTCTATTATTACGGTTGCTGAAAATTATGGAACACCTATACAAGTTGGTGGATACGTTAATCAGTATAAAGCACCCCTTTATTTAACGCAAAGTCAGCAAACTTATGATTTACAGGCTTGGGCTTTATCAGGCAGTCTTATAGCAGCAGGAGATCGTATTGTGATCAATCGCATTTACTATGAAGCTCAACCTGCGATTAACCAGTATTATGATCCCTATATTGGAGGATCTATTAACTATCAAGGTGCAACTGAAAACTTTGGTTGGGCTTCTTACTCTCCTGGTCTAAACTTCGTACTATTTCCTATCTATTGGGATATAGCTCGTATACAAGAGATTGAAATGTCAAACACGGTTCGCCGTTCTTATTACTCATTCCAGATTACCAATAATAAACTCACGATATTCCCTTGGCCAGATAAAGATGGTATTGTAGTTTGGATTGATTATGCTAAGAAGAGTGAAATGTCAAATGCGCAGATGAACTCACCTTATTCTGGCAGCACTAATCTGGTTACAAATCCTTCAAATGTACCTTATTCTTCTATAACATATTCAACTATAAATCAACCTGGTAGACAGTGGATTTATGAGTACACACTAGCACTCGCCTCAGAGTTGCTCGGCCTTATAAGAGGCAAATATACTCAGATCCCAGCTCCAGGTTCAGAGGTTACACTTAATGGTGCAGATCTTATTGCAAAAGGTCGTGAAGCTCAAACTGCTTTAAGAGAGAGATTAAGAGGAGATCTTGAAGATATGTCACGTAGAGCTCAATTAGAACGTAAACAATCAGAAAATCAGTCTATATCTAGTACGTTAAATGAAGTACCAATGTTTATCTACTTAGGATAATATGTCAATATTTGGTTCAGCAAGAGATGTAGCAACATTTAAAATCTTCACAAAAGAGATTGTTGAGGACATAGTCTCTCAAGAAGTCGGATATTACAAAGTAAAATTAGATCAAACACCTGTTAATGTATACGGTGAAGCAATGGAAAAATATTTTATTGGACCTGTGCTCATACCGTGTTTAATCGTTAGAGGAGAATTCAATAGAGAAACCACAGACTATGGTCCTGATACCGTTCGTTCAGTAGACTTTAGATTCTTTAAAGATCATCTTATTGAAGCGAATATAGTCCCAGAAGTTGGTGATGTGGTCATGTATAATGAAGACTACTATGAGGTTAATAATGTAAATGAAAACCAGCTGATCTTGGGCAAGAATCCTGATTATCAGTATTCATCAGGACCTGGAGATTTTGGTCAATCCTATTCTATAATATTAACTTGTCAATACGCTAGTCCTGATAGCCTTGGCATAACTAAACAGAGATTGTAATGGCAATACAAGTAGTTAGACCGCAGAATCGTAGGGAGTTTATGAGCAAGCTCGTTGGGCCTGCTTATGATCCTAAAGAGGGTACAGTACCTAAACCATTCTCTGAGCCAACTAAACTAGGACAACCCGAACAGAATCGTGCTTATCAAACGACTGTTAAAGGCGATAAAGAAAAAGACTTCTATATCGGTATTAAAGATATCGATGAAGCGGTCTTCTATTACTTTAATAATGTGCTGAAATTATCTGTGGTTCAGAATAACGCCAGGCTAAACGTGCCAGTTATATATGGCACACCAGAAAACTGGAAGTCTGTACAAGCAGACGGATTTTATAGAGATGAGAACGGCAAGTTAATGGCTCCTCTACTGATGTTTAAGAGAACAAACATCACCCAGAACAGAGACTTAGGGTATAAACTTGACGGTAATCTAGTTCACAACCTACAGACTTTTGAAACCACATTTAATAGGCGCAACTTTTATAGTAATTTTAACATACTAAACAGTCGTGTCCCAGAAAAAAAGTATGTGGTGTCAGTCACTCCAGACTATGTAACAGTATCCTACGATTGCATACTTTGGACTTATTTCGTTGAGCAGATGGACAAGCTCATTGAGGCTGTTAATTTCGCTTCCAGAAGCTACTGGGGTGACCCCAACCGCTTCCAGTTCTTGAGCTCGATAGAATCATTTGACGACTCAATCACGTATAACGTGGGCGAAAATAGAGCTGTTAGGACAAACTTTAATTTGACTATTAATGGCTATCTTATACCTGATACTATAAACAAAAAACTGGCCAATGCTAGCGTTTACTACGGAGTTTCTAAGATCGTGTTTGGTCTTGAAACTGCAGATAGTCAGGAGCAATTTTCAGCAGCTGTTAAAAAGACTACTAAAAAAGGAGGAGCAAAATCTGTATTGCTTAATGACTCTGTGAATAATGTTAACAATATAACAATTAATAATAATAATTTTGATGCTGCGCTTGCCACTTATTTAGATACTAATAAGACAGTTACAGGCACAGTTACAGCTGCTAACACTGCGACATTCGCAAATGGTTGGTTAACAGCACCTTCACCTCTGCCTGCTACTTCTGTAGCCAACTTTACATTCTTTGTAAACGGCCAGTATGTGGAACCTTCAAGTATAACAAGCTTCACTCAAGCTGCTGGAGTATCAACTCTTGTTCTGAACACCGCGACTTTAGGATACTCTCTTGAAAACACAGATGTGGTAATAGCTGTAGGTAAATTCTCATAATATGGCAAGGTTGAAACTAAAACAAGTACTATCTAGCCTCTCTTATAACGAGACCACAAATACGCTATATCTTAGCGGTAGCTCAGATCCCTCATTTGTGATCACAGGCTCTCTATATGTGACCTCATCTGCAACTGTTACAGGTTCTGTAACCATAGCCGGTGTCGATACTTTTGGAGATTCTGGCTCATTTTATGTTGAAGATTTGGGAGATTATTGATATTTATTCCTTGAAGCTATATAGCTTCTAATGGTTACGGTAGCTAGTATATACTAAAACCGAAGTAGACAGATGTCTAATCAAATCTTAAAACTGCGCAGGAGCTCTGTTCCTGGCAAAATACCTACTACCTCTTCGCTTGATTTCGGCGAGATTGCGCTGAATACATACGATGGCTTGGCTTTTATAAAGAAGTCAGGATCTAATGGAGAGGAGATTGTAACTATAGGTGCTACTTCTGGTTCATTTACTGGCTCACTTTTTGGTACTGCTTCTTACTCTCTTTTTGCAATAAGCTCATCTTATTCTACAAATATAGGTGGAGAGCCTTTTTATATAGCTGTATTCAACGGAACAAACCAACTAACTAGTTCCACTATATATCAGTCTGCGTCTTTTACGTCTATAAGAAATGTAACCACACCAATAGATCCCACAAACCCAGATGTTCTCTATGTAGATGGTACTGGTTTACCAACTAGAAATATTATATCTGCGCACAGCGATCAAAATCAATATGTACAGATGTATATCCAGAACTTTAATAATTCTGGAGATGCTTCTTCTGATATAGTAGCGAGTGCTGATAATGCCACAGAGAGTGAGTACTACATTGACATGGGTATCAATAGTAGTGGATACACAAACACCGCTATTGTAGGAACTCAAAATGACGCTTATCTTTATTCTACAGGAAATAACTTACTTATAGGCAATGCTTCTACAAGTAGAAAAGTCATCATATTCAACGGTGGTTTAGATGCAGAAGCAAACGCAAGGATTTACGTACACGAGCAGGGAACTGTAACAGTAAACACTAACACGTATAATCCAACTAACCCACCTTCACTACAAGTACAAGCACTCAATGAAACTATATTCAATCTCATAAGTGCTTACGGTAGTACAGATAACTATCTTGAGAATAATATAGTAAATGCTAATATAGGCACAACAGCATCTGCTGACTTTGTTGCTTATAATGATATAGATCCTTCTAATCAGACCGCTGGTTACATAGACATGGGTATAAACTCCACTAACTATGTGCCAGGAGTTGACTATCCTGGAGCTGCCGGCGATGCCTATCTCTATACTGATTCTCATCATCTGATATTAGGTGCTACCTCTGCTAGTGGAGATACAAGGGTAAGTTTGTTTGCAGGAGGAGGATCTGAAGCTGATAACTCTAAGTTGATATTATACGGCCACAATCAACACGAGATGACTGGGTCACTAAACATGAGTGGTAGTCTCGTAGTAACAGATGGCATTACAGGATCGCTGTATGGCACGGCTAGTTGGGCAGAAAATGTATTGACAGCTAGTTATGTTGAAAATGCTCTATCTGCTTCTTATGCGCAAACCGCATCTTATGTCGAGCTAGCACAATCTGCATCTTATGTAGAACAAGCAATATCAGCATCTTTTGCTACTACCGCTTCTTATGTAGAGAATGCGCAAACTGCAAGTTACATATTAAATGCAGTCAGTGCTGCTTTTGCAACTAACGCAGCCACAGCTTCTTCAGCTGATGACTTTATAGTTAGAGGCTCATTAACAGGCTCAGATGCTCTGTTTACCGGTACTATAACAGCTCAGAGACTTAATGTGCAGTACATCACTGCATCAACTGAAATAATTACTGGTTCTACAAAATTTGGAACACAACTCACAGATACTCACCAGTTCACAGGATCTGTTTCTATAACAGGTAGTTTAACTGTTAATGGCACGTTAAATGCCACTTCTAGTTTTGCACAAAACGCTGTATCTGCATCTTTTGCATCAACAGCTTCATTTGTACAACTATCACAGACTGCTTCTTATGTTCAACAAGCGCAGTCTGCATCTTATATATTACAAGCAGTATCAGCATCTTTTGCAAGTACAGCTAGCTATGTACAATTAGCACAAAGCGCAAGCTACACACTCAATGCTCAATCTGCATCCTACGTTCAGACCGCACAGACAGCATCTTATGTGCAACTAGCTCAGAGTGCAAGCTATGTGTTTCAGGCTGTAAGTGCATCATTTGCTGCCACGGCTTCATTTGTTACACTAGCGCAGACGGCTAGTTACGTGCTACAAGCGGTTAGTGCCTCTTTTGCTAGCACTGCTTCGTTTGTAACCACAGCTCAGACAGCAAGTTTTGTAACGACTGCACAGACTGCGTCTTTTGTTACTACCTCTCAAACTGCTTCATTTGTAACAGCATCTAATGTATATGGACCTTTTGGTAGTAGTAGTGTTTTAAGTTCTTCTTACGCGTTAACAGCTTCCTTTGCTCTAAATGCAGGAGGTGCTACAGCTATCACAGTAGCAGATGAAGGCACATCACAAGGTACAGCAACGTTTTTGAACTTTACTGGAGCAGGAGTAACAGCTACGATCTCATCTAATACAGCTTCTATTAATATACCTGGAGGAGCAGGCACTACTTTTCCTTATACTGGTTCAGCCATTATAAGCGGTAGTTTGCAAGTAACTGGATCAATATCCTCAGCCGGAGGATTCACAGGATCTCTTTTAGGTACTGCAAGCTGGGCACAAAATGCTATCACCGCTTCTTATGTTCAACAAGCTGTTTCTTCATCTTTTGCCACTACTGCTTCTTATTCTATTAGCTCTTCTTATGCTGTTACTGCATCTTATGCTATGTCTGCTTCTCAAGCTCAAACAGCTTCTTACGCCCTGCAAGCAGTCAGTGCTTCTTATTCACAAACTGCATCGTACGGCATCAACATAGTCATATCAGGTAGCGTTAACAACGCAGACTACATACAGTTCAATACGGCTTCCTCTGTCACTGATGCTGTCGGTAGACTTTACTATGACTCTGGCGAAGGCACGATAAAGATAGGAATGGCAGGCGGCAATGTCGTAGCCAACATAGGAGAGGATCTATATCAATACGCTTACAATGCCACAGGTGCGCCTCTCACTAAAGGACAAGTCGTATACATTTCAGGATCACAAGGCAACAGGATAGCGGTTAAACTGGCTTCTGCAACAGCAGAACAGGGATCAGCTAACACATTGGGACTTGTGGCAGAATCTATAGGCACAGGCGGAGAGGGTTGGATACAGACAGAGGGCGTGATGAGGAAGCTAAACACCACCGGCCTGGTCGGAGGTCAACTGCTTTACCTCAGCAGCTCAGCAGGACAGTACACTCAGACTAAACCACAAGCTCCACTTCACGAGGTCAGATTGGGTTACGCCGAAAGAATTGATGCGACAGTAGGTTCTATATACATTAAGATAGACAACGGTTACGAGATCGACGAGCTGCACAACGTATTAGACACCACAACCACTTCTTCCTACGGAGACCTGTTCGTAAAATCGGGATCCCTGTGGGTAAGCTCTAAGCAGTTGACAGGTTCTTACGGTTTGACAGGATCTTTCAAAGTCACTGGTTCTTTATACCTCTCTACTCCTACTTATAATACGTCAAGCGTAAATGTGTTGACGATAAACACAGGAAGTAACGAGACAGAGTACAGCACAATAACTGACTTGACCTACATCAAAAATGTGGTCACAGTAGGTCTGCCAGGTAGTCTAAACGTAGACTTCAATTCAATAAAATCAGCAGTAGACAGCATCACAGGTGCCACATCTACAAACCCTTACGCAGTAAGAGTTAGAGCTGGTCTCTACAACGAGGATCCAATACAGATGAAGTCTTTTGTCGCTGTAGTAGGAGACAGTTCAGAGACCACGGTAGTACAAGCAAATGATCCCAGCCAAAGCCTTTTCTTGGGAGCAGATCAGTCCTTAATATCGGACATGAAGATACAGGGCGTTACTGCCCCTAGTCAATCGGCCATACTCTACTATACTTCGCAGTCTATAGCCTCTCAAGGCATCGTATACGTTGAGAACGTCAGGTTCGGTGCCAACTACACGCACGCCAAGATGTTCCCTGTTTCGGGCGGTAACGCCGCGATGCAGTTGACGAACATCAAGTACGGCGCGCAGCCTTTCACCCTTGGCTTCTACATCACCAGCGACGGCATAAGCACTGGCCGCATGTTGTTGAGAAACACCACGACCACCGCAGGAGGCATACAGTCTACCACCGGCCTCGTCTTCGCTAAAACCGATCAGCCGAACTGTACGCTTTTGGCCAACCTTGTCGGTCTGACTAAAGTCGGTTCCGGTCCTGCGCAAGGCATAGGATACTGGGTTGAGAACGGTGGTCTTTTGAGGGTCAACACCTCGAACTTGCAGAGGTTCGATACGGGCATTTACGTACCGCAAGTGGGATCGGCTCCCACCATCGATGCTGTTGGTCTCAACTTCGAGAACTGCACCACAGACGTAAACATCATACACACGGGTTCCATCGGTAAAGTTGCCGGCACAGACAACTTCTTGAAGACGCAGATCTCTTACGAGGCTCCCCTTTACGAAGTAGGTCAAGATCAGAGAAAGATAACCGTAAACAGAAAAGGAGGCGACTTCACTTCGATCAGCGCTTCTGTTGCATACATCACCGATTCTTCTGAAACAAACAGGTACGTCATAGAGGTAGGACCTGGGGAGTTCGTGGAAAAACAGATAGACCTAAGAAACAAGCCTTACGTCTCCATCATAGGATCTACCATTCAGACCACGCAAATTCGTGCATCGGGAAGCGGTGATTTCGATCAGATACTTTTAGGTCCTACTAACGAGATTTCTTTCCTTTCTATATACGGCGTTAACACTGCTGGATACGCAGCAATAAAAGTAGACGGAACTGGAGATAACTTTGCACAGGCTCACAAGATATCGATATACGATTTTGATTACGGAGTTAAAGTATTCAGCTCCCTCTCCAGCTCTACGTTCTATGGTGAATATATAGACATAAACGGACCGTTTACTTACGGAACTTACGTCTCAGCTAGTAATACATCTGCCTCAGTTGCTAGTATGGAAAACTACTACCTGTTCCCTTCAGGCGGTGTTTCTACAGGTAACTACGGTATAGGCACAGGCGCAGAAATTGATCTCTATACCTGCTTGTTTGTAGGAGATAGCGTAGCAGGATCTACTGCAATATCTCTATCAGATGGCGCTGTATCAGAGGTGGCAGGATTAGATGCTCAGGATTGGGATTATGCTGTTAGAGTGCCTAACGTAGGTGCAGCTCCTACCTTTAGAATGGTGGGTGCCATGATACATGATTCCATAACCTACGACTTCTTTATAGAAAAAGTTGGCACGCAGGGCAGGTATCAAGGTATAGCTGATCAAAGTAAGATAAGTAACGTAAGCACAGATTTCTATTGGAACTTCCTTGACGACACAGATGGAGAGAACAACATCACAAGAAAAGTCTCTGTAACCTTTGCAGACGGTACGAACACAGACGCTACTACGCTGATATTCAAGGGCAGCCCGATGGGTGTCATGCAAGGAGGGGAGATATCTATATCGAGTGGTCTCACAGTGACCACAGCGGCTGGCTTCGGTTACTTGCAGGACACTATAGACACAGACGTATACAAGCGCATAGATTGGAACAACACCAACATTACGCTTGCAGCTAACACCAATAACTATTTATACCTTAATGATAATGCTGTTCTGTCCGCATCTGGTATTGCACCTGATAGTACAACGAACATCATACTTGGTCGTGTAGTCACAAACGATACAGGAGTTGAGTTTATAGACCAGACACCTTATGATGGTGAGCACATGTCTAACAAGATCTCTAAATTCAATAGAGAGGCTCTTGGACCTGTGTTTGCAGAGGGATCTATAGTCACAGAGAATGTGACACCATTTAAACTTGATGTAACTCAAGGCAACTACTACTTCTCTGAAAACAACTTCCTGCCTGCTGGTACGTCTTCTATAAATCTGACGCAGTACTATATAAGTGCGTCTACTTGGGCCAGATACACTTCTTCTATTGTACCTAGTAAAGTATACGCATCAGGCAGCCAACTGGTGCCAATGTCAGCTTCTTACTACACCAAGCACACGGTTTACCTTGTTGGGCAAGGAGTTGATGAAGAGTACTTCTTGGTTATAAACGGCAATCAGTATGCCACTCTTGTCGAGGCAGAGGGAGCGAACCTACCGACGATACCAACCTACTTTAACGATGGTGTAGTGTCGCTTGCAGCTGTCTATGTGCAATCTGGATCAGCAAACGTAACTCAGATCGAGGACATCAGACCTGTTATCGGATTTAGAGCCGCAGGGGTTAATGCTTCTGCTGTTCACGGCAACCTATTAGGTCTAAGTGCAGATGACCACACTCAGTATCTACTTGTAGACGGAGGCCGTCAAATGTCAGGAGACCTTGGCTTGGGAGGCAACGACCTTTATAACTTTGCTTCAGTATCTGGATCTTCAATAACAGCTTCAGGCGCAAACATAACTAGCATTATAGCTACATCTATAGATGCTACTGCTATAACAGGTAGTCTATTAGGAACAGCAGCAACTGCTTCTTATGTAACTCTAGCTCAAACTGCTTCTTATGTACAAGTATTCCCCTATACTGGTTCTGCTATCATATCTGGTAGCTTAGAAGTAACTGGTAGTTTCTCTACAGATAGGGATGCCACTGTTAACTCACTAACTGTCGGTAAAGGAGGGGGCAATGTAGCGAGTAATACCGCATTTGGTATTGGATCATTGAAAAATAATAATGTTGGAGGTCGAAACACTGCAATTGGATACCTCAGTTTATATTGTAATATTAATAGTAGTCATAATGTAGCAATAGGTCAATGCTCTCTTAATAGAAATACAGGCGGGTGTAATGTTGGAATCGGAAGTTATGCACTCAACTTAAATACTGCAGGAATACGTAATACAGCAGTAGGTAGTTTTGCACTTAGAGCAAATACAACTGGTTGCTTTAATACTGCAGTAGGTTATTATGCACTACGCTGCAACACCATTGGCGGTGCTCAAGTAGCAATAGGATATCAAGCGCTAAGAAATTCTAACTTTGCTGCAACATCTAATAGTGCAAACGTAGCAGTAGGATATAGAGCACTTTGTACCAATAATACAGGAGCAAATAACACCGCTGTAGGAACTAGAGCATTACAAGCAAATACTTCAGGATATAGAAATACTTCTTTAGGATCTGATTCTTTATTAGCTAACACAACAGGACGCGGAAACGTTGCAATTGGTAATAATAGTATACAAACTGCTACAGTAGGAATTAGAAATACTGCGATTGGAAGTTTTGCATTCCGTAGTAATGATGGAAGCACCAACACAGCTTTAGGATATTCAGCAATGCTTGGAGGAAATGGAACCACAAATTGCACTGTTGGTATCGGAGCTAATGCTTTAAGGTGTGTTACTGGGGGTACAAAGAACATAGCTATTGGAACTGCTGCTGGTTATTGTATGACCACAGGAAACTGTAATGTGTTCCTTGGTGGTTATACAGGTTCTGTTGTACAAGCAACTCAAAATAACAATATCTTCATATCTGATGGAGGTGAAGGATTACCTTCTTTAAGACTATTCATCACAGGTTCAGATGGTCTTGCTACATTCTTCGGTACAGGTGGAGTATCTGCATCTGCGTTTACAGGATCGCTATTAGGCACAGCATCTTGGGCTCAGAACGCTACAACTGCTTCATTTATAACAGGATCCAATGTCTACGGTCCTTACGGTTCTAACAGCATACTATCTGCATCTCATGCTGTAACAGCAGCATACGCACTTAATGCAGGTGCAGGAACAAGCATCACTATAGCAGACGAAGGCACCGCCCAGGGCACAGCAACGTTCTTGAACTTTATAGGAGACGGTGTCACAGCCACAGTGTCCTCAAACACGGCGAGTATCACAATACCAGGCGGTACTGGTGCGACTTTCCCTTACACGGGTTCAGCTATCATATCTGGTAGCTTGGAGGTAACTGGTAGTTTCTCTACTGATAGAGATGCGACTATAAATTCCGTGATTGTTGGTAGAGGGGCTGGAACTCCTTCATCAGCCTCTTTAAATTTAGCTATAGGTAGTGGTTCTTTAGTGTCGAATACTACCGGAAGGCGTAATGTAGCTGTAGGTAATAATGTTCTCTCGAATAATACTTATGGGGCTGGAAACGTTGCTATAGGATATAAAACGCTTCAATATAATACAAGCGGTTTTAGTAATACAGCAGTCGGTAATCGCGCACTTAGAAGTAATACTTATGGATATGACAATACTGCAATAGGATATAGTGCATTAGTTTCTAATAATACTGGACGTTGTAATGTTGCGATTGGTAATTTTGCCCTATTTTATAATAACTCTGGAGATCGTAATATAGCAATCGGTTATTCTGCATTATATTTTAATACGACAGGTTTTGCTAACGTTGCGGTAGGTAATTGCTCGCTTCGTTATAACACTTGCGGTAGTGGAAATATTGCTATTGGCTACAACTCACTTTGTCGTAATACTACTGGACAAGGTAACGTTGGAGTAGGTAATTGCACGCTTCGTTATAATACTTCAGGGATATTTAATACTGCTATAGGTCGCTTATCGCTATTCTGCAATCAAATAGGACAAAGCAACACCGCAGTAGGCTTCGCTGCTCTTAGATATAATATTTCAGGTTGTAATAATATAGCTGTTGGTTATAATGCAGGCAGATGCATAGTAGGTTCCAATAACGTCATATTAGGAAGCTACACAGGCTCAAATAACATCACAGCCTCTAGCAACAACATCTTCATAGCAGATGGAACTGGCTCTCTTAGACTCTTCATTACTGGTTCTAATGGTCTTGCTACATTCTTTGGTACAGGTGGAGTATCTGCCTCTGCCTTTACAGGTTCTTTATTAGGCACAGCATCTTGGGCTCAGAACGCTATTACAGCTTCTTACGTAACAGGTTCTATATTCACCTCTACTAATCCTGTTCTATCCGCTTCTTACGCACTTAGTTCTTCTTTCGCCCTCTCAGCTTCCTGGGCACCAGGAGGAAATGTTCAGGTGTTCCCTTACACTGGTTCAGCTATCATATCTGGTAGCTTGCAGGTGACTGGCAGCTTCTCTACTGATAGAGATGCAACCATAAACAGTGTGACTGTAGGTAGAGGTAGTGGAAACATAGCTACGAACACAGCTTTAGGTAGTGGATCTCTGCTTTCTAACACTACTGGAAATCGTAGTGTTGCTGTTGGATATGCTGCTCTTAAAAGCAATACTGTAGGTTTTTATAACATCGCAGTAGGGCACAGAGCATCATTTAGTAATGTAAATGGTCGATCTAACGTTGCTATAGGTAATGATGCACTATTTTGTAACCAATCAGGACAAGGAAACGTAGCTATAGGAACAAGAGCATTATATTGTCATATAATAAACAATCCTAGTCTTAGACCTAATACAGCAATTGGATATTTTGCGCTCTATTATAATACTTCTGGTACAGGTAATACTGCTGTAGGAGGTAGATCTTTACAAGCTAATACGCAAGGAAATTGTAACGTAGGAATAGGATTAAAAGTTTTAGAAAGTAATAAAACAGGCTGTTACAACGTTGCAGTAGGTAGTTACGCGTTAAGCACTAATATATCTGGAAATAGCAACATAGCAATAGGATATAAATCAGGTATTAATATAAAGGGATCTAACAACGTTGTATTAGGAGGTTATACAGGCTCAAATGATGTCACTGCATCGAACAACAACATCTTCATATCTGATGGTGCAGGAACACTAAGAGTATTTGTAACAGGATCAAACGGTCTTGCCACATTCTTTGGTACGGGTGGAGTTTCAGCTTCAGCTTTCACAGGTTCACTATTAGGTACTGCCTCTTGGGCTCAGAACGTTGTAACAGCTTCATATGTAACGGGTTCTATATTCACTTCTACTAATCCAGCTCTCTCAGCATCTTATGCTCTGAGTTCTTCATTCGCACTTTCTGCTTCCTGGGCACCAGGAGGGAATGTACAAGTGTTCCCTTACACAGGATCTGCTATCATATCTGGTAGCTTGGAATTAACTGGCAGTTTCTATACTGATAGGGATGCAACCGTAAACAGTGTGACTGTTGGTAGAGGAGGAGGTAATGTAGCATCTAACATTGCTTTAGGCAGCAGATCTCTTCTTTCTAACACTACTGGAGTTAATAATGTTGCTGTTGGTGACTTTTCACTCCGCTCCAACACATCTGGTTTCAACAACATCTCAGTCGGATCCTGTGCGCTCTGTTCAAACACCGTCGGTACAGGTCTTATTGCAGTAGGTCATTATGCACTCTGTTCTAACATCACCGGTGTCACTAACACTGCAATTGGTAACTTTACACTCTTTAATAACACAAGCGGCAACCGCAACACCGCAATAGGTAGCTATTCACTCCGTAACAACACCACAGGTGCCGAAAACACAGCAGTGGGTTTTAATGCGTTACGTTTGAACACCTCTGGACAACTTAACGTAGCAGTCGGTAACCTTGCACTCTGCTCCAATACCACCGGCTTCTGCAATACTGCAGTAGGTTATAATGCACTTCGCTTCAACACTATTGGCGCCCTCAACACCGCAATCAGCAACTTTGCACTCCGCGCCAACACCACCGGTGATTGCAACACCGCAATCGGCAACTTTGCACTCTGCTCCAACACCAGCGGCAACAGGAATACCGCAATAGGATACAGAGCAGGATGCACAATAACCACCGGTAATAACAATGTTTTTCTTGGCGGTTACACTGGCTCAACCGCACAAGCAACTGAAAATAACAACATCTTCATAGCTGATGGTACTGGTTCTCTAAGAGTATTTATAACAGGTTCAGACGGTCTTGCCACATTCTTTGGTACAGGTGGTGTATCTGCTTCAGCATTCACAGGCTCTCTGCTAGGCACTGCATCTTGGGCCCAGAATGCAGTAACAGCTTCCTTTATAACACTAGCTCAGTCTGCCTCTTATGTGCTTCAAGCAGTGTCAGCTTCTTATGTTACAGGTTCTATATTCACATCAACAAACAACGCACTATCAGCTTCTTATGCAATAACAGCTTCTTTTGCACTTAACGCAGGAGGTGGTGGACTAGAAACAAAAGCCGGATCTGTTGCAAACACAACTTTTGCAGGTAACCCTAAGAAAGCGACCGTGACTTTTGCTACAGCATTCCCTAACACTAGTTACGCTATAGTAGTAACAGGTGAAGACGCCAGATCCTGGACTATAGAAAGTAAGGTAGCAGGCAGCTTTGTAATAAACGCCAATGCTAACACAGCTCTTGCTGGTACCACATATTGGATAGCCACAGCGTATGGTGAGACTCAATAACAGATATTTATAAAATATGCCAATATTCTACACAGATAGCGGTAGTTTAAGTGACTTAGTGGTTTCGAATAATTTAGAAGCCACTGGATCTCTTTTCGGATCTGCTTCTTATGCCGCCACTGCAAATTTTGCAAATCAAGCAGACTTTAACGTTAGCGCAGGCACACTATCAAATAATGTGTCTCAACTTGTTTTTTCTAACTCAAACAACGTTAGTTTTGGTTTAAACGGTAGCACTCTAACCGCTACAGTTAGTAACCCTAATACTGCAGCAGCTATCACTTATCCCTACTTCAACCCATTAGATGCTTATGTGCAAGTGACAGGTGTATTGGGTTCTAACTCGCTGTACTTTCAACCCCTACAATCCCCTAACGTGCAGTTTGATAGGATCGCTATACCTCTTTATCTCTCTTATACCACAAACTTCTCTGCTACTTTTTCTTTTTACTTTGGACTGTACACAAGAGACGGATCAACACTCAATTTGTTGACAGATGCAAGTACAGCATTCGGAAGCCAGCTATCCTTTTCAACAGCTAACTCCTCTTTGTATCACGGTATTAGACTGTGGACTGCAGGTATAACTGATACAATCACAGAAGGACAGTACTACGCAGCTATAATGAGTAGAATCACCACAGCAGGATCAGCGCAAAGCTTGAGTAATATAGTAGCATCGCAACAGAACTCTTCTTTCTCTGGAATATTTGGAGTAGCATCTAACGCTACTAACCAGTACACCAGAGGATTAGGAAGATACAGCGCCACGACTTCCGGATTACCCTCTGCGGTATCTATTAGTCAGATACAGGGTAACTCTTCAGCATTCTTAAGACCGCCGATATTCTACTTAGTTAGCCAGACTTTTTAATATGCCAGTATTTGAAGTAGATAGTGGTAGTATAAGCGATCTAGTAGTCACTAATCGTTTAAGTGCAACTGGATCTCTGTTCGGAACTGCTTCTTATGTTGAGTTCTCTCCTGCTGCTAATAATTTTAATCTTATAGTCAGTGCTAGTGCATCATCTAATGCTGTATCACAATTAGTCTTGTCTAATAACAACAGCGTTAGTTTCGGTCTAAACGGAAGCACTGTCACAGCTACAGTTGAATTTCCTGGTGCATTCACTTATCCCTATTACAATCCTAAAGATAAGTACATACAAACACTAGGCACTTGGGGAAACGGATCGCTGTTCATGCAACCTATGCAAGTACAGAACGTGCAGTTTGATAGGGTCGCTATACCGATGTATCTCTCAAATGCTGATAATAACAACAGTACTATGGGATTGAGTATAACCCTGTCCTGGGGTTTATACACTAGAAATGCTAGTAGTCTAAGTCTTCTCTCTGACTACAGTTCGACCACGACTTTTCAAGGCACTATAGGCACTGCAAATTCAAACCTTTATAGGGGAATCAAACTGTGGACCATAGGCCTAACTAAAACCCTTACAGAAGGCCAGTATTATGTAGGTATGATTAGTAGTGTTACAAATACTAGAGGCACGATAAGTAATGTTGTAGTGTCTCAACAAGCCTCAAGCTTCTTTGGTCTTTTCGGTCAGGCTCATGCACTAACGGCTCAATACACTAGAGGCCTTGGATTCTATTCCACTAGCACTAACGCATTTCCTTCTAATGTAGCTATTAGCGAACTATACGGCGCTGCTACGTATACCACTGCTGCAGGATCGGCCACAAACGTTTTAAGAACGCCCATATTTTACATGGTGAGTCAAACTTTCTAACCGTACCATTATATTTATAATATATGAGCAAATACGGAGCTTGGGCATTTAATGTATCTATCTACGCTGACACTAATGAAGATGCGGTATACACTAACATGCCAAGTGCTAACTCTTTTCTCTTTAACTCTTATAGGCATGTCACTCTAGTTGATTTGTCTGGCATGAGTTCTGTAAGAATGATAGTCAACAAACAGTCCGTAGCTGGTAGTGCAGGATCTAAATTGAGTCTCAAATACTGCGAGACTTTTAGCACAAACCCAGACGACTACTCAAACATAGGTGTAGATCCTGTCGAAATATTAATCGACGCAGAGAATTCTATACTAACTACAAACTGGACTCAAATATTAGCTCCTCAAAACGATGTGTTTTTAGCAGTCATCGGAAGCGGAGGAGACGGAAGCATAACCCCACACTTTGGACATATATCAGTAAATTTTGGATAATATTAGTTATATTTAATTTTGTTGCAAGTTATGAATCATAAGCCGCAAATTGTATTTCACGGTAACGAAGGTTTTCACAATACCGTAACAAACGAAGAGAACCTAAAAAAGAACGCCTACAAAGACTTATCAACAGTCTGTATTGTGCCTACAAGAGGACAGGTGCCTGCAAAAGTAGTGCAATCCTGGATGGGACTGATGTCTCCTATGAATCAGAGGTTCATGAGAATCTTTGCTATAGGCATGGAAGTCGGCGCAGCCTACTCAAACACGATAGAGAATATAATAGAGCACCCAGAGTTATCAAAGTACAAGTACATTCTAACTCTAGAAGAAGACAACTGCCCACCTCCAGACGGCCTACTCAAGCTTTACGAAAACATGGACAAGTACGATGTCATCGGAGGTCTATATTGGACAAAAGGTGTAGAGGGAAAGCCGATGTGCTATGGAAATCCTGAGGTGTTCCCTGTTAATTTTGTGCCCTTCATGCCGCAGCCTGACACTGTTACTAGATGTAACGGTCTTGGCATGGGATTCACGCTATTTAAGATGGAGATCTTTAAGAACAAGAAGTTAGAGAAGCCCTACTTTCAAACAGTGCAAAAGTACACGCCTGGTTTAGGCACAGAGGGATACACCCAGGATCTTAAGTTCTTTGAAAAGGCAGGTAAGCTTGGCTACAAGTTTGCTTGCGATTCTAGGGTTAAAGTCGGTCATTACGATTTAGAAAACGATCAAATGTGGTAATATGAAAAAGTCTACGAAAAAACAAACAAAACAAACAAAAGAAAAGAAGCAGCAAGTAGTTGCTGTAGATCTTGGCTGCGGTCAAATAAAGGCTACAAAAGAGTTCTTCTCAGAGAACATGAAAATTGAGCCTGATAAGATCATCGGTGTAGACATCGCTAAATGCGATGGAGTCGATATCATTCATGACCTGACTAAATTCCCCTATCCATTTAAGGATGAGTCTGTAGATGCAATCTACTCTTCTCATTTTGTAGAACACCTAGACGGTATCGAGAGGATCAAATTCTTCAACGAATGCTACAGAATACTGAAGCCAGGAGGCAAGATGAGACTGACGCACCCCTATTATAAATCCGTTAGAGCCGTCCAGGACCCTACTCATAAGTGGCCTCCAATCTCAGAGAATAGCTACTTTTATTGGGACAAGAAGTGGAGAGAAATGAATAAACTTGACCACTATCCTATAAATTGCGACTTTGAATTTAACATTTACTACGTCTGGCAGGACCCTACTGTGGCTAACAAAAGTGAGGAAACCAGGATGTTTAACATAGATAAGTACTGGAACGTTGTAGCAGACATGATGGTGGATTTAAAGAAAAGATAGACTATTTTTAAAATTTAGTATAGTCACTTCAATTTAGTGAATAGTCATATATTTATAAATAAATAGCACAACTATGTCTACAATTGTAATGGTATTAATTTGTGTTGCCGTAGTAACAATTATAGGATTAAGAGTCTACTTTGAACATAAAGAAGAGACTGATAAAGAAGACGCTACTAAAGAAGACGTTTTTGCAGATCTACAGGCTTTTGTTATTAACCCCAAGGAATCCACAGCTACACCAGTTGCAATTGAAGAGAAACCTGAAAATCAGCCTGTATCAGACACTCCTAATCCAGCTATTATAGAAGTGGAACCAATTAACTCTGCAGCAGCTAAAGCGGAATTAAAACCTAAAAAGAAGAAAAGGTATTATGGTAAGAAAAAGCCCGCTATAAAGAAGGCAGTAAAAAAGCAAAATAAAAAATAATCTATATGGGAAGAGTTACAGATGAAGAATTAAAAGCAATCTCAGAAATCAGACAAGAAATCTCTCAGATTGTATACACTCTAGGAGAACTGGAGTATCAACAAGTGATTTTAGAGGCATCAAAAGAAGACATTAAAAACAAGATTAAAGAATCTAGAATTAAAGAAGCTAGACTTTTTAATGATCTGAGGACAAAATACGGTAGTGCCACCATAAATATTGAGACTGGAGAATTTTAGAAGAATTAAAGTGTTTCGAAAAAAATAGTGATATTTATTACTAGTTAAAATTTACATAAATGGCCGAAACACTTCTTAGCCCGGGAGTTTTCTTGAACGAAAACGACCTCTCACAAATAACCCAAGGACCAGTAACAGTAGGTGCCGCTTTGATCGGCCCGACAGTGATAGGACCGGTTAACATCCCCACAGTAGTAACATCTTATTCCCAGTATAAAGCGCTCTTTGGAGCTGCTTTTATTTCTGGAGGTGCTAACTACGAGTACTTGACTTCAATTGCTGCTCTCAATTACTTTGAGCAAGGTGGTGATTCACTTCTCGTTACTCGTGTAGCCTCAGGATCATATACTGCTGCTACGGCTTCTATAGTTGGTATTAATAACAATCCAGCTTTTGAACTCACTACACTTTCTGTAGGAGAGATCATGAATAACCTTGGAGGGACAGTTACTAATGGTGCTCTGCCTTCAGGTTCAGAAGCCAATGTTCGTTGGGAAGTCACAGGTGTTGACACCGGTTCAGGTGTATTCAGCCTTGTAATTCGTCGTGGCGATGACTACAATAATAGCAAGACTATTCTTGAGACTTGGAATAACTTGTCACTTGATCCTAACCAGAACAATTACATTGCTTATGTGATTGGAGATCAAACAGAAAATGCAGTAGTAGATTCAACAGGAGACTACTACTTACAAACCACTGGTTCTTATAAAAATAACTCTAAATATGTACGTGTTTCCGCAGTAAATCAACCTACACCAGGATATTTTGATCAAACAGGAATACCAAGAAATATCTATACTGGTTCATTACCTCAATTAGGATCTGGATCTTATAATGGCACATTTAGCACAGCTACTGGAACAATATTTGGTGGATTTGGTGTAGCGCCTCTGAAAATGTTTGAAGCAATTCCAACAGTCGCAGCTACACCTACTCAAAATATACAAGGTTTAGTAGCTAGCAATTATTCAATAGCCCTAAGTCTGCTTGAAAATTCAGATGCGTATAACTTTAATGTTATCTATGCACCTGGTTTAAATAATCAAAATGCCCCTTCTACAGTATCTAGTATTGTGCTTCTTGCACAAGGACGCGGTGATAGTATAGCCGTGGTTGATATGGTTGGATATGGCGCTCAAATTAACACTGTAATTAGCCAAGCAGTGGGATACGACAACTCTTATGCCGCAACTTACTGGCCTTGGATTCAAGTTCGTAGTCGTGAGACAGGCAAAATTAACTTCGTACCTGCATCCACAATAGTGCCTGCTGTGTATGAGTACAACGACAGAGTATCTGCTGAGTGGTTCGCACCAGCTGGTTTGAACAGAGGTGCACTTTCTACAGTACTTCAGCCTGAGCGTAAGCTTACTGTTAATGACAGGAACTTGCTCTATCAAGGTAAAGTTAACCCAATCGCTATCTTCCCTGGTGTTGGTACTGTGATCTATGGTCAGAAAACTCTTCAACAGAAGCCTTCTGCACTTGACAGAGTTAACGTACGCAGACTGTTGATAGCTCTGAAGTCTTACATCGGTCAACTCGGTGAGCAGATCGTATTCGAGCCTAACACTCAAGTTACTCGCAATAAGTTCCTCAATCAGGTTAATCCTTATCTGGAGTCTGTACAACAGCGTCAAGGCTTGTACTCCTTCCAGGTTATCATGGATGAGACTAACAACACACCTGATGTGGTGGATCGTAACCAGTTGGTTGGTACAATTTACTTGCAGCCTACAAAGACTGCTGAATTTATCCAACTTGACTTCAACATCCTGCCTACAGGTACTACATTCGGACAATAATAGAGAAAAAACATGGAAATGAACGACAATACAATTCTTAGAATTAAAGTGCCAGCCCACCTCTACGAGGCAGTTAAAGCACAATTGACTCTTAAAGAGGCAAAACAGAACTTCGGTACAAAAGACATGAAGCCTGTTAAAGCCGCAAAAGCAGCTGGTGCAGCTTCGGATAAGCCTAAGGCCGCTAAGCCTGCAGCTCCTAAGAAAGATATGGCTCCTAAAGAAGAGGCTAAAGTGCCTAAAGACGGTCACAAGAAGCTTGGACTCGAAGAGTTGAAAGCTATTGTTGAGTTGCTCAATGGACAAATCGCCCAGTTAGAGGAGAAGAAAGCTCCAGTAGAGGAAGAGAAGGAGAAGATGGAAGAGGTTAAAGACAAAGTAGAAGAGAAGAAAGAGGACATGGAAGAGTCAAAGTGGGGAGGCGAACACATGGATGAGCCGGACTATGACGAACCGCGCCAGCGCTTTGTTAGATATCAGCCTAAAAAGACTTTTAGACCTAAGTATGTTCCTAAAGGACAAGCAACAATGACCTCAGGAGATGTTGGTAAAAGCTCTATGAGTAAGTTCGATCCTACGATGGATCCAGAAGATCCTCGCGGTGGTTTTCGCTAAAATTTAGTTGTCGCATATTTATAACTAGAATTTAAACAGATAGAAAATGCCAGTACTGGATCCCAATGAAATAATGTTCACAGCGTTCGAACCCACAGTATCGAACCGATTTATCATGTACATAGATGGTATTCCTTCTTACATGATCAAAAAGGCGGATGCACCTGGTGTTACTCTGAACGAGATCAAATTAGATCATATCAATGTGTACCGTAAGATCAAGGGTAAGGCAGAGTGGAGAGATATGTCTCTTTCACTTTACAATCCTATTTCTCCTTCTGGCCAACAGGCTGTGATGGAGTGGATACGCCTTTCACACGAATCTGTAACAGGCCGTGATGGTTACTCTGACTTTTACAAGAAAGATTTGAATCTTTCTATCCTTGGACCTGTTGGTGATGTAGTATCTGAGTGGATTATCAAAGGTGCTTTTGTTAAAGAATCTACTTTTGGTACCTACGACTGGTCTACTTCTGATCCTACCGAACTTACTGTTAACATCGGTATGGATTATTGTGTCCTGAACTATTAATTTCTAACAATATTACAAAAAAGAGCCTCTTTTATAGAGGCTTTTTTATTTTATATAAAATGCAAATAGCATATATTTATAAATAAAACAACGTTTATGGCAGATCAAAAGTTTACGGTTCCTACAGAAATGATAGACCTACCTTCAAAAGGTCTAGTTTACGCAAAAGACAACTCTCTATCATCAGGTCAAGTAGAAATGAAGTACATGACCGCTAAAGAGGAGGACATTCTTACGAATGTTAACCTGCTTCGTCAGGGTTTAGCTATTGAAAAGATGCTCATATCCCTAATTAAATCTCCTATTAACTATGAGGATCTCACCTTAGGTGATAGAAATGGTTTACTGATTGCAGCTAGAATATTAGCATATGGTAAAGACTACACATTCTCATATAAAAATTCTAACACAGGAGAAGATGAGAAGGTCACTGTAGATTTACAAAGTCTAAAATATAAAAACTTAGATTGGTCTCTTTTTGCTAATAGAAATGAATTTGAATTTGTGCTTCCTCATTCTAAAAACTCTGTTACATTTAAACTTCTAACGGTAGCAGACGATAAGAAAATAGAAGAAGAAATCAAAGGACTAAAGAAAAATCTAAATCAAGAAGCAGGCTCGCTTTCAACAAGACTCAAACACCAGATCACTTCAGTTAATGGTGAGTACTCAGTTAAAACAGTTAGAGAATTCATTGATCAGGGCTATCTACTTTCTAGAGATTCTATAGAGCTTAGAAAATACATAGAAAAGATCACTCCTGACATTGATACAACTATTAACTTTACTCTAAAAGACAACACGGAGGTGTCTACCGATCTGCCTATGACGGCAGACTTCTTTTTTCCCGGGAGCTGATTATAGATCCATCTTCATGACAGAGGTATTTGAGCTCACCTACCATGGTGGGGGTGGCTTTACTTACTCTGAAGTTTGGAACATGGATGTGCCTAAAAGGAGGTTCAATCTAAGAAAGATCAATGAACATCTTAAAAAGATTGAAGAAATGCGCGACCAGCAACAAAAAAAGGTAACGGAGACCACAGACCCTAAATCAATAAAACTGCCAGATTTTGTTAAAAATAGGCAAGAAAAGCCTACATTTGTTTCTAAAGTAAAATCCAAGAAGTAAATATTTATCTGTAGGATAATACTGACAAATGGCAGGAGAAAACAAAGAACAACAGAATATACAGGAAACAGCCGCAGCATTAAAAGCTGGACAAGCTCAAGCTGCTTCGACTGCTGCTAATGTTCAAGAAGCTAATAAGGCTTTTAAAGAGTCTTTTAATTTGTTAAATAAAATGAACAAGTTATTAGATGATTCTGTTGCCAAAACCCAGTCTTTTGAAAAGAGCACAATAAATGTAAAAAAACTCCAACAAGAACAGGAAAGGATTCAGCGAAAGTCTAAAAGCTTAATGGCGGAAATAAATAGAGCTTCTCAAGCTGATCTTACTGCTGCTGGAAATTATTTAGGAAAAATAAAAGATAGAAAAAAACTAGAAGATGAGTTAGCTGCTTCTAGCGGATTAACTAAATTGCACTTACAAGCTCAATTAACTACTTTAGATGGCATTATTAAAGCGCAAGAAGCTAGTATGGCTAATCAAGTAGAGCAATTAGCTTTAGTTGCTAAAATGCAGTCTTATCAAGGCTTAGAAGAGAGGATTGCGGGTTTACAAGATGAAATAGAACTAGAAAAAGATTTAGCTAATCAAGTAGGCATAACAGGAAAATTACTAGCATTCTCAACTAAGTATCTTGGTGTAGGTAAAAATCTACAAACTAAAATAGTTGAAGAAACTAGAAAAGGTACTAGCACAACTAAAATATGGATAGATACATTAGGATTAACTAGTCTTACAGTATTTGGTATACTTAAAGGTTTAAAATCTGCATTTGACTATATTGTAGGTATTCAAGATCAAACTGTTAAATTTGCTAGAGCATTAAATATATCCACAGCTGATGCTCGTAGGATTAAAATGGAGTACGCTAGCTTTAGTATTTCATCAGGCGATGTTCTGATAAATACGCAGAAGTTAGTTGAGGCTCAAATGGAGTTGACAGGTATCTTAGGCATTACAAATACTTTAAGTGCTCAGAATCTTGCAACTGTTTCAAAATTAAAAGACATTGCTGGTTTAGAAGCAGATACTAGAGCTGGTTTGGTAACCACGTCACTGATAACAGGAAAGAGCGTAGAACAAACAACTAAATCTGTTTTAGCTCAAGTAGTAGCATTAAAGAACGCAACAGGTATTGGCTTTCAATATCAAAAGATTTTAAGAGAGGCAGCTAGTCAAGGTGGATACTTAGGTTTGCAGTTTGCAAAATATCCAGAGAAGCTGACTAAATCTCTGTTAACAACAAAAGCTCTAGGATTAGAATTAAAGCAATTAGATTCAATGGCTGATTCTTTCCTTGATTTTGAGTCATCAATATCAAAAGAGTTTGAAGCTCAACTATTGACTGGTAAGAATATAAATCTCATGCGTGCTAGAGAGTTATTCTTGAATAATGATTTAGCTGGTGCTGCAGCAGAGATAACAAAACAAGTAGGAACATCTGAGCAATTCTTAAATCTTAATAGAATAGCAGCTGACTCTTTAGCTAGTTCTTTTGGTATGTCTAGAGATCAATTAGCGGACATATTAAAACAACAAGAAATGTTGGCAGCTTTTGGTGCTAAAAACACAAAAGAATTGTATGCTCAAGTAGAAGCTTATAGAAAACAAGGTAGAGAAAAAGAAGCGATTGCCAAATTAGGAAGTGAAGAGGCTTATCAATCTTTGATTAATGCCTCTGCACAAGAACGTATTGCAGGATTCATAGATAAGATAAAACAGTCTATTGCTGACTTTGTAGAAGGGACAGGTATTATAGACAAAGTTGAAGGTATGATAGAATGGCTTTCCAATCCTCAGAACATTAGAACTGTTCTTATACAAGTAAGAGATGTATTTGCGGATATAGTATACGTAGTATCAAAATTAGCTTCAGGAATTATTGGGGCTTTAGATTTATTTAATTTAATATCAGGTCCAGAAGCAGCAAATGCCAAAGCTTTCTTATCAGGAGCATCAGATAGAGTCAGATCTTTAGGCGGTGATTTTGGAGCTGTATCTCTATCAGATAACGTTTCAAAAAACCAAATGGGTAATCTAATGTATCAACAAGCACCAGCTCCTGTTAATAACAGTATGGCTGCTAAACCTATTAATTTAAGTGTAACTACTTATGTTAAGGACACTAAGAAAGATGCTACTGTACGTTATGACAATTCACCAGATTATGATGTTAATACTGGATTATAATTTAATAACCTCAGAAAACTAATGTCATTAATAAATTTAAGAACTAATTTAACTAACCTGAAATTTGGTAATGATAGGCCAGGATATGGCTCATCAAATCTTCCCTATATTCAGACTCAGATACCTAGCGCTCCAGATTCACCTGGTCTATTTGAACCAATGTATAAACCAGGTTCTACAGGAGATCTTGATTTTCCAATTAGAGGTGGTTTACAAGGCAGCGTTAGTCTAGGCTTACAAACATTTACTTTAGCTAGTCAAATAGATAAAACTAGGATTAGAAAGTTCTTTGAAGACCAACCTAGAGGTCCTATATTCTTAAGAAAGCAAGTCGGTCTTCAGTTGACAAACCCTAAAATGGAGACAGGAAACACCCTGTTTGGTTTAGGGCAAACTGCACCACTTCCAGGTCTTTTAGAAAATACTAGAGTATATGATCCTACTGGCGGTTTAACGCTTTCTCAAGTTGCAGCTATGGGCTCAGGTGCGCATGCTATAAGAAGTGGTTTAGTTCCTTTTGCGCTTGGTCAAAAACATTATTTTGCTGTTGTTAATCAGCAAAACGTAAGTAACACAACTACTATAAACAGGCTTGTTAATCTTAATGCGCTTAAGATGACAACTGGAGTTTCTCCTTTTATAAACCCAGAAAACGTATTTGATCTTGATAGAGTTAATACCCTTGGTATATCTCTAAATAGAAATTTGCTATTTCAATATTTAGGTGGTCCAGGCTCTGTTTATGGATCTGGTACAACAACTATTAAAAGAGTTGTAGATACGACTAAATTGAGATCTAGAAAGGCTATGACCTACGATAAACTAAAATCTCAAAGTTCTAATAGAACAGAGATAAATGGTAAAGTAGGATATAAAATCCAGGATTTTAGATCGCAATTGCCTGCCCTAGTTAATACTTACAGACCTTGGGGAAACAGTACTATTGATAAAAGGTTCTTTGTTTCAGCAGGCAATTATAAAGATAAAATGAATCTTTTATATCCTTTTGTGTTTAACAACAGTATTGCACCTTGGGAGTATAACAAAGAACAAACAGATGATTTAATTAAGTTCGTATTTGAAGCGATATCTAATGATGATCCTAGTTATTCTTTAGCTATATTTTTTAGAGCGTATTTAACAGCTGGATTAACAGACAATCACACAGCTCAATTAAATGGATTTAAGTATTTAGGAAGAGGAGAAAACTTTTACACTTATCAAGGCTTTGATAGATCAGTTAGCTTTTCTTTTAGAATAGCTGCAGGATCTAAAGCTGAGCTTATACCTCTGTATAATAAATTAAATGCATTAGTTAGTCAGGTTTATCCTGATTATAGCCCTAATCAAAACATAATGAGAGCATCAATTGTGAGATTGACAATCGGTGATTACTTTAATAGGGTGCCAGGATTTATAGAGAGTGTTAATATATCTGTAGATAACGGTTATCCTTGGGAAATTAATCTAGATGGAGATGCCGCGCAACTTCCACAAGTTATAGATGTGGCTGTATCATTTAAGCCTATTCTTGATATACTTCCTGAAAGAGCCCAAATTACAGATATTGTTAATACAAAAAGCGCCATTACCCCTGCTAGCGCAACTCAAACTCAACAAATTAGTGGAAAAATAGGTGTGCCCGCTATTGTAGCTAATGCCCCAGGAGTAATTAGTAACGAGCTACAATCAAATGCTACTGCAACAACAAAACCATCTGCCGCTGATAGAGAGTCGGCATTTAAAGCTATAACACCTAAATTACCGCCTATTCAAAGTCCTTTAAGTATTTTAGAAAATCAGAGGCTTCAAAGACAAGAAGAAATACGCGATAATTTAAATAGGAACGCAAAATACAAAGAAGATTTTAATGTTAATTTTGAAGGATAATGAGCTATAGATATCAAGATATCGACATTACAAAATATAACCGTAGAGGTCCTCAATATTATATAAACAATCTCTATCCAGATATTCCACTTTCTGCTGATGATAGCTATGTAATAGCCGTCTTAGGAGATAGGTTAGATCTTTTAGCGTTTGATTTTTATGGTGATACTAGCTTTTGGTGGGTAATTGCCTCAGCAAATGCACTATCAGGAGATTCTCTTTATTTAGAGCCTGGTGCTCAAATTAGAATACCAGCTAATTTATCAGGCGTAATTACAAATTACACGTTAGTAAATGCTAGCAGATAGTTATGTCTTTAGATAGCAATAAGATTTCAAATATCATTGGGACTAAGCTGCCTCAATGGGTAATTAAACAGCTAAATACTAGATCTGTACAAAACTCTAGAAATTCTAGAGACAATAACAATGTTCTGTATTTAGGCAATAAAACAGCTTGGGTAAGATTAATATCATCTATTGATATAAACGGATCTGATCTCAACTATTTTAGAACTATAGTAGGAGAACAAACACTTACTGATCAAACAGATCTAGCTAAACAATACGTTCTTTTCGGAGGTACATCTATATACAAAGATCAAAAATACCAACTAAGATCAGGAATATCTGATCTAACTTCCGGGCAAATTAAAGATGGTGCCTATGGTATTTTAGGAAAGAGTGAGATCGCTAAATATGGTTATAGGCCAATGCCAGGTATTACTAGCGTAATTATAGAAACTCAAGGACGTTTAGGATCGGTAAGATCAGCAATCATTAATTTTAAAGTCTGGGATAAAGCGCAATTAGATA